GAATCTTTTGGACATCAACATCCATAAGACCATTCTTCATCATGGTCTCGGGTGATATGTTATACTGCATAATCAAATGGGGATAGAGTGAGTTCAAGTCAAACGACATAACCCAATCATGTTTACCAACCAGTGGTTCCTTTACATATGCACCAACGATTTGGTGTTGTTTAGTCCTGTCCAACTTCTGAGGCGGTGTTTGAATTCCCTGTTCTTTCAGGAAGTTGTAAATAATGGTTTCCCAGTACTTCACCATCCCAAAAGTGTCTAGGTAATTACACTTAGCACTGTAAGCCATGGTCATGGTCAACTCCAATAGACCAATCTTATCCTCTAAGTCTTCTACGAGAACAACATCCTGTACATTATATGCAAGGAACTTTGAATAGTCGTTCTTATACAATCCGTGTAATGAACCGTGTTCTGAGTAATCCAATTTCTTCTTACCCAACTCCATGTGGGCAATGTGATTCAGTGCATAGGATTCTTGGTTGACGAAAGTTCTCTTCTTATACAAGTCCATGTAGTCAACAACATTAACACCGTACAGTGTAAACTTCTGTTGAGTGTTACCAAAGTTGGTTTTGTATTCTCTGACATCTACTTGATTCCATGGAGAGAACTTCTTGTGTTCTCCTTCACCGAATAACCTATCGACACGATTACACAGATATGTAATATCAAATGAATCTACATTCCAACCAGTAATAATATCGAAGGACTGCTTTCTCCAGTACTTGATAAATTCAGTTAACAGTTGTGCTTCGTCAACACATTCATGATAAGTTACATTGGCTGGTTTCTCATCCCAAGGGCCGATACCAAAGGTATGTGCCATGAAACGAAATGGTTTGATTGTGATTGCATTGACCTTCTCCATTGCAAGAGTTGGTTCGGGAAACCCATTCTCTGATTCACACTCAATGTCGAGTGTTGCAATTTTAACTGTCTTAAAGTCCCACTTGATATCACCACGGAACTGGTCAGCAATGTAGGTGTAAATGTATCTGTCGTAGCCGTGGATTTCAAATCCAACAGTACCTTGATACGATTCACGAAACTTTCTTGCACCACCCATCGAACTGAGGTTTACTGCCTCAAGAGGTCTGCCGTCAAGTGAACGGAATGCAGTCTCACCCTTGGTGGATGGGACGTAGTGATTAGGACGGTAAGCAACAGTCTGTTTGACCTGCTTACCGTTCTGATAACCCTTTACAAGAATTTTGTCTCTTGTGCGACATACATTAGTATAGAAATCCATACTGGTATTATAACAGAAAGTGGTCTATCCTACAAGTGTTTTTGTTTGAATTTGATCTTTTATTAAGTCGGAAACCGTATCATGTTTTTCACTGGCTGATGTGAGGGCTTCAATTTGAGTGTCGAGGGCAGCTGCAAGATCGGGGTGTTCTCCGATACCAGCTGGGTTGTGAATGTACACTTCAATGTTTGCAAGTGCAATGTCCATTTGTCCTTGGTACTGGGATTGTAGTGCTTTGAGTAATCGTGTTTTGTCCATAATATATTTCCTATTTGTTTCCTGTCGCTACTTTGTAATTCTGTTCTAAATTGGGTCGAACCTTAAACATTGTAACGATGTTTCTATTGTTGATTTCGAATCTGTACTCTCTTGCCCATGGATTCCACGGTGCAAGACTGATTTCCATTTTACCATCAGTGACTTCCACAATACAAAGTTGTGGTTCTGCGATGACTGTTTTACTACTAAATCGTGATGTGGTTACCCTACCTAAAATAGTTTCTCCACCAAGAAGTCTTAGTGCAAAAATGTTATCCACAGGCAAGAACCATGTCTTGGAGTTCTTTCGAACGTCTTCCGACCTGTCCATACCATTTGGAATCTTCCATCTCTACTGCCATTTCTTTCCAGTCATGGACTCTACATGCTTTCAACATTCCTTTAAAGTAACCCAAACGAGTTGCACCAAGATTGAATGTCATGTTTACTAACACGTGTTGAATATCTTCGGGTAAAAGGTAGAATGCATCCTCATCTCCAAACACATGAATTGCTTCATTAACGTGTTTGTCAAAGTCTGTATCGTAATACGAATCTACAATGTCTTGACTGACTGGAGTTCCAGCGTCTTGACCATGTTCATCGTCACCTTCTTTAATAAGATGCCCAACACCTAGTGTTAAATATCCTAGTGAATCTGCATACACTTCGAGGACTTCACCTTCGTGTCTCTTAATCTGTTCCTTTAGTACTTCTTTGTTCATTATCTTTCCTTATTTGTGCTTGCATGACTTCTACTAGAATGTCACCCATGAGTGTTTTTAGTTCAACATTATTTAGGTGTTTCTTAAGTTCCTCTTCGGTCTTTTCGACATTATGTGGTAATCTTCTTATAGTTCTTTCAAAATTTATGTTGGGTTTGCCATTTTCGAACCCGACCTTTCCGTATTGGTATACGAGTCCGTCCCATTCACCACCAGTAAGTTCAATCGCTGCGTCAGACTGGTGTAGGTTCTCTACAACCATGTAGACATTATCTTCAAATAGTGTTGTCATTACAAATTGTGATATGGTTTTTACCACCCTCCAAATTTTTATACTGTTCAACGACATTTGTGAAGGCATCTTTAAGCCTAATCATGTAGTCGTCATATGTTTGTGGTGCTACAAAATAATTAATTGCAACACGACCTTTAGGTGTTAGAATACTCTTCAACCCTTCATAGAATTTAGGTGAAATGAATTTGTTCTCTATCCGTGTATCATCACAAACATCTACAATTATGATGTCATATATCCCTGTTAGCAATGTGTCTTGTACAAAATGGTATGCATCTTCGGTGATCACCTTGATTCGATTGTCTGAGGGCATTTTAAAATACTTTTCTGCAATGTCCTTTAAGTCGGGTATGATATCCACCACATCAATTTGACACTTAGTGTTTTGATGTAACCATGTTGGTATGACTCCACCACCTAATCCAAGTACTAATGCTCGTGACGGTGATTCAACGTGGTTTACCACTTGTACTAAATGTCTTGCATAATCATATTGTAATCTTTCGGGGTAGTTCTTTAGGATTGATGCTTGAGTTATTGCACCTTCACCATAATGTAATGAAATCGATGTTGGGGTTTCTTTAACCTTAATCAGCATCCCATTTATAACAGTCCTGTATATCACGTTACCTGTGTGACCCATTAGAGGATTAACTATATTTGTATATCTCGGTTTCATTATGACATGAAATCCTTTATTGTTGCCACTTGAGAAGACAAATATGCTTTTTTCCATTGCACAGATGCTCCTAGTCTATCTAGGTTCTTCCAAGGCCCTGACAATGTTTTTTTGGTTCTAAGTTTAACAAACTCAGGGAATAATTTTTGTAGGTCTTCACATGATTTATTATGGAATTCTACATCTCTATACTCAGAACAACCACCATCTTGATAACTCGGGCCGGGGTCAACAACATAATTATGCCATACTTTGTTTGCATGTCCTGTAGTTAACAATTGCAGATTTACATAGAAATCTTCTGCACCACAACATCCAACCCAGTCAATATCGTTCCATATTTTTGCAAGGTTTTTATTGTATACTTTGTTTCCCGACATTCTACTATTTTCAATGTATGGAAGTTTTCCCCAAGGGAAATTCCAAGTGGTTCCTAATGCACCATGCATCAAGCCAGAATCTAATTCTTTTTCAATATCTATTAACATTTGTTCAAAATGTTGCTCTGTAAACGTGTGTTTCTTGCCTGTTACTTGATACTCTGTTTCTTCATTATATACAAACCTTAAATCATCATCAAATAACCAAAAGTGATTATTACGATTAACTGCAAACTCTTTTGTTGTTTGTTCGATAGTTCTTGCATAACCAATGTTATCACCATCAAGAACAAATATATTTGGATGAACTTTTCGTGCTTCAGCTTCCTCTTGGGGTTGAACAACTAAAGTTACGTTATCTCTAAACTTTTTTGGAATGTTTCCAAGAGTGGTCTGTTTATCCAATCTTTGATATGTACAAATAACTAAATCAATCATACACACTCCTCATTGCTTTCCATCCTAACTTTTCCATTTCTGTTATATCTGCAATACTACGAAATATTTCAATATCATCCCCTTCTTTTTCGGGAACATCTACTCCGAAATGTTTTACTACATCTGAAACTAAATGTTCTTTACCAGTTCCAACTTCATAATATGGTAGTGCATCTCGTGTTCCTTGCATGATAAACAATAAGATAGCACCTATAATATCATCTATATGAATAAAGTCTCTTATATGGTTTGTATGGTACTTAATAGTTCCATTTTTGATTCTAGTTATTAATCCTATATCTGAGGCACCATCACCATAGATGCTTTCAAATCTTAATCCAACATGACCTTTATGTGCAAGTGTTTCTAAAACTTTTTTAGTTGTTCCATATGGACTTCTCCAATATTCTTTTGCAGCTGCACTAGAAGCATAAACCATTGGAACATCTTTACATGTATCAAATATTTTTTTACTGTATTCTACATTTTGCAACCAGTAATCGTGTGGTTCGTTAATAGAATCTCTTGGTGAGATTAGACCAGCAAGATGGATAACAAAATCTTCATCACCATCTAAATAAAAATCTTTTATGTCTTTACCTATCTTAGTATCCCATTCTACAATATTATGTTTATCTAAAGCACTTCGTAGATATTTTCCTATAAAACCTCTTGAACCTGTAATAACTATTTTCATAAAAAATCTCCTAGTGTACCCTTCTCTTCATAGTTTCCTGCATGGGGGCCGATAGGTTTCTCAGTTTTACCTGCTTCACCCATAGTTGCAACATGTTCGTCACAGTACGCAACACATGATAGTCGCACTCCTTCACCAGTGATAGGTGTTACACCATGCAATTCATTTGAATCTGCAATCAGTACGTCTCCATCATCTGCTTCAATAGCAATACCATATCTAGGGAAACATAAGTATGCACCATCGAATTCTCCGATACGGAATACACACATTGTAGTCATACCGAATTCTAAATCTTTACCATCCAAGTGAGCAGACATCTTTGTTGTCCCACCTGTGGAGTACTTGTTTGCAGATAAGGCTGTCATCGGTGAACCACCAATGTGATACTTCTTGTCTATACAATTGTCTGCAAAGGTTTTTTGTAAGTTGTATACTTCGGGAACTGCATTTTTCAATGCTTCCTCATTGACATTTGCAATCTGTGATAATGCTTCTAATTTTTTTGCATTAGATTTCTTTTGCATCCATCCACTAGCTTTGATCATACCAGTGAACCTTCCTCTTTTATAACCGATCAATACAGAATGAATCTCATTTGCTTCTGCAATACGATTGAACTCACCGTTCTTCTTTAGAGGGTAATAACTGTTAGGTGTTCTAAGGACATAATCTTTACCTTCGATTAATCCTTTTGCTTTCATGGCATCGTGATCAATGGGGCCTGCAGCGTTTGCTCTCATTGTAGATGTGTCATCTATTGAGAACAGAGTGTCTTTAACTGTTTGATATACTTTACCCTTGTATGCTTTCTTTACGATACATGCAAGTAATGTTTTACCCATGAGTGTACCATGAGGTTTATAGATTTTGATAACATCACCATCGTATTCAATAGATGATATAACAGTATCGTAAGAATCTTCTGTAAGATACTTACCATTCCATTTTTTGAATGTGTCTTTAAATCCTAAGTCTGTTGTTGTTGTATATTCCATGGTTCCAATATCTGTTGTTTGACTTCCTCGACTAGACGATACATACAAAGTGGTGCAACCATCAATCCGATTCTTGCTCCCTTGTCGTCATAGTCTCCAGTCATTTTATAGTCATTAGGTAAAGTCATTAACCTTACCATCTCTTTAGGTGTGTAGATTCGTTTTCCATTGTGATGAAAATGATTACCACCCATAAATTTTGGTTGACAACCCGATTCAGTTAATGAATGGGCTGCAAGATGTTTAGGTACGATTCTTGACATGTAGTAAGAATGTTTTACATCTTCTTCTGCAATATTACCAAGTTTTGCATTCTCTTCAAACCAAGGGCCAACGATATGATCACCTATAGAAACATAGGAAAGATTTTCTTTATCCTCTATTCCTGCAATTCCTTTACAAGGAGTGCAATGTGCAAGTTCTTCTTTTGGGTGTACATCGAATCCATTTACCCAATGACCTTTTGATGATTCATTCATTGCATTTTCTAGATAAGCTGCATCTATAATATTTTGTTCATCTGTTTCTAAATCATGGATTGCATCTTCAATGGATGCAAATTCTTTTACTGGGTCGGGGAAGACGGAAGACATACACATCCAAGGCATACCGATACCTTCTAGTACATCATCACGTACACCAACCATGAATACTCTTTCTCTCTTCTGAGGTACACCGTGCTGATGACCCTTCATGACTTTCCAAGTAACTGAGTATCCAAGTTTCTCAAAGTCGTTTACCATCCTGTTTAGATGGTCTCTTGCATAGTCCATTGAGAGACCTTTCACGTTCTCACATATTATAACTTTAGGCATTAACCCTTCGGCAATCCTAATCATTTCCCATGTAAGGTCTTCAATGTTCTGTTGTTTCATACCATAAGCCATCTTCTCTTTGTTCCAACCTTCTTTCTTGGAACCTGCCATAGAAAATGGTGGACAAGGTGGTGACCCATCCATGATATCTAATTCGTATTTTTTGAGTCCACTGAGTTCCATGATTCCTTCTGCAGTGACTTCTTTGATGTCTCTGCATTCATGGGTAGTGTTAGGGAAGTTTTCTAGGTAAGTGTCAACGTGTAGTTGTTGGAACTCGTTCATGTAACGAACGTCACCACCTGCGAGTTTATAACCACATGAAGAACCTCCACCACCAGCAAAGAAAGTAATGTAATTAAACTCCTTTTTTGCACTGTTGCGGTGAAGGTCTTCTAAGTGGTATTGAAAATACTTGTTCGGATTATCTTTCATCATAGTCTCCATTATACTATATTTAGCACATTGTGACTAGTGGTTTTTAGATAGAATCTAGAACGTATTCTGCACTTGATACTTCAAATGGGTCGGTCTCAATGTTGTCTTCGAAACCTTCTTCGATGAACAGGTGTTCGACTTTGCCGTCATTCAATACTAATGCATATCTCCATGATCTATATCCGAATCCAAGATTTGATTTCTTACACTCTGCACCGATTTTGTGAGTGAACTCACCGTTACCATCTGCAAGAGGTTTAACATTTTTAATACCCAATTGTTCGAACCAATTGTTCATAGCAAAGGTGTCATTGACTGATAGACAATAGATTGCATCGATACCCTTTTCTACAAACTGAGAATACAATGCATCAAAGCCAGGTAAATGTGCTGTTGAACAGGTTGGAGTGAAAGCTCCAGGCAATGCAAAAAGGACTACTCTTTGTCCTGCGAATTGTTCTTTAGTGTTAAGTGCGACCATACCATCTTCAGTTTTGGTCATTAAGTTTACGTTTGGTACTTCTTGACCAATCTCTAGGGGTAATCCCATGTGAATATCTTCTGACATTTATCTTCTCCATAATATATAAGATACCTCTATTATACAATACAATAGAGGTATCACCAAGAGGGTTTCTTAAGAAACTTTAATTACTTGGGGTTTATCTTCTTCGGGCACAATTCTCTCCAATGAGACACTCAAGATACCATTTTTCATATCTGCACCCTTGACGATAATATCGTCTGCAAGTGTAAAGACACGATTGAATGATCGTCCTGCAAGTCCCCTATGGATGAATTCTCTTTTGATTTCCTTATCATCGGGTTGTTTACCAAAGATAGTTAACACGTTCTTCTCTTTCGAGATATCAATATCATCCTTGGTGAACCCAGCAATTGCAAGTTCGATGGTGAAATTCTCAGCATCGTGTTTTACAATATTGTAAGGGGGGTAGCTTGTATTAGTCGGTGACTGATTGGCACGTTCTAATAGTTGAAGAGTTCTGTCGAACCCGATTGCGAATGGGAATGATTTCCCGAAATTGAAGACATCGAAGTCTCCGAGCTGTCTGCTTGTCATAGTTTTCTCCTTAATTAAGCAAGTTTATTATGTAACCCCAAATGGGCATTACAATAGTATTTAGACAGTATAACAGATGAGTTTTAAAAGATCAAGGGGTTTTTCTACAATTTTCTTTTGCCTTATTATAGATAGTATGATTGTGTGCAACAATCGCAGCCATGAATACATTCATATCACTCATCATTATACTGGTTATACCACCATTGTTTAAATCATATGACAAGGCAGGGGTGAGGACTGCAATCTTGGTTGTTAACATTCTTCCTACAGTTGGATTACTACCCATGAGTGGGCCCTTTTCTTCAACACAATCGTATTTAAGTCCT